TTGTCCTGTAGTCATTGGAGGATTTTTTATCATTTCTTTAAATGTTTTAGATTTTCTAGTTCTATCAACAGCTTTTTGTCCAAACTTTTTAACAGCTTTTGTTAAACCTTTTGTCAAGATAAATCTTGATACTACTACTACTCCTGCTATTAAAGGTGCTGCCATTATGCTTTTTTCTTTTTTCCTTTCATGGTAGCCCCTGCAATTCTATCTGCTTGAGTAGCTGCAGGATTATTATCTATCCCTGCCTTTACAGACAGCATACCAAAGTTGGTAGTCCGATTGTTGCGATTATCGGACTTACCGTTGAATTTCATTTTATTATTGTTCATTTAACTAGCCATCCTATTGCTACAATAGCTACAACAATAATGGCAATCTTAACATTTCTGTTAAGTTTATTCCATTGTTTCCATGCTTTATCAATCATGATACCCTCCTGTACTTGCGTACTTTTTTTGCTATACCTTTCGGTTGTTTAACAAACTGTTTACCTGCAGCAGTTCCTTTACGTTTTGCCCTCGTTGTTGCTGCGTATTCCTGCGGACTCAGACTTTTGATGGCTGCTTCTGGAAGATACCTTTCTCCTGTCTTGGAAGAGGGTTTCCCAGACTTGGTTCGCCATTTTTGTTTTGTCCATGACTTTAGACTTCTTTGTGATTTTTTTAGAGCCATTACTTTCCTTGTCCACGATATTTTTTATAATTCCTACGTTTGTGTTTATTCATAGATGACATTTTTGTTTTGCCATTCCCTATACTTGTTCTTTTAGGGATACTAATAATCCCTGCTTTTTCTACTGGTCTTTTAGCCATTTAGTTTAAAATATTTTCTTTGATATGTATTTAGTTCTTCTAGTGTGTTTATTTCTGTATCATGCTCACACAACTTTCTATATAAACTTTTATTATTTATCCACCCTCTACCATTCCAAAATTCAAATCCATCAAATCTAGATTTATACATACTTGTTTTTTCATACCCAAAAGATAGATAATACTTTTTGCATTTATTCTTGATGGACCAATCAATCTCGTATAATGTAGCATAAGTACCCATACCTAGTTTAGGATTTTCATAATCCCATCCAAACTGTCCTGTTAGTACATGGTTACTATCAAAAACTTTTAATTCTGTAAATGCTATCGGTTTATCTTTGTAATAATAGATAAAATATTTCCAATCAATGTGGTCTTCTCTTTCAAAGACTTCGCTTTCTTTTTCAAAGTCCTTTTCATGAAACTTCTTATGTTTAATATATTTTTTATAAATATCGGAAACAGTAGTGAAAAGTGCATCATCTAATTTATTATATACTCCAACTGTAATATCTTTCTTTCTTAATATCTTTCTTTGTTTTTTACTAAATGTAAATTTACTTAATAGTAATCTTGTGTTCCTAGCATTAATCCAAGTCAGACCATCTAACTTTGTGTAGTACCAAGATAACGGAATCCATCCGTTCTCAAAAGCAGAACTGTATTCTTTCTTTTGAAACTTAGCTAGTGCTAAAGAATAAACTAGGTCGTGGTTAGTTAGCTTCCCTGTAATATGGTCGAAGAATATCTTCACTCAGGCCGTTCAAACTGAGTCATGTATGAATCGTCAGTTGTTGTATCTTCCTCTCTTGTATTCTCTACAGTATAAAAGTTTTGGTCTATCTTATATCCAGGATTCTTTGTTAACCTTTCTTCCATAAAGGCATCATCATACCATATAGTTCTGTTATTAGGATAGGCAAAGAAGTTGCCATCATCCATTCTAAACATGTGAGCACATTTATGTTCGGGGTCTTCACTAAAGTTTGTATCTAACATCCCTGCTTTGTTTTCCCATGCCCAGTCTATCGTAAACATATATGTGCCTTTTCTTTTGACACCTTTGTAATCTACGAGTTCTGCTCTACAGTTCGCTAATCTATTCCTTCTTTGTACATCTACATAGGGTGAAAAGCAATCCCAGTACTGATGTATGTTTAAATCATGCTTGGGAGCATTCTTCTTCCAACAAAATGCATGAATAGGTCTTCGTGTCCAGTTTACCCCATTGGGTAATAGACACTCAAATAGTAATGCTCTTCTTTCTAAGCTATTAACTGTGTGTACATCAGCAAATGTAAATTCACCATGCCCCTTTTCGTGGTCATATAG